GCGGCAGAACTTGAACCAACATTCTGATCATTACCTGATCCGATTGCTGTCTCAATTGAACGCTTTAACTGCAAAAGACTTTTTGCCTTAGAAGCGGCGAAAAGAGATCCGCCAGGAGCGACATCAACCATTTCTGACTGCCGACTGGTTGCGAACGCATCGCGGATTGTCTGAACCCTATTCCCAAGTCTTGCTCTCGAGTCAATTAAGTTTTGGAAGTTTGACCCACCAGCAGAAAGTGTTAAATCAACACCATCGATTGTTCCACCGATTTCGGGATTTGCGAGTGAGTCCACAAGCCACTCATTCAGAGTTGCCTTAGGTGCGGCAGACTGTGAAAGCGTAGAATATAGGGGGGTTTCGGTAGGCTCCACAGTACGGAGAACATTTTCTAGGTTGGTTTGTGCGCCTTTGTCGGCGGTCACATTATATGAAGTGCTTAAAGCCATTTTAGTAATTCCTTATTTTAAGATTTTTAAATTTTTTTTAGTCCGCAAGAAATGCGGCAAGATCGTTGACCGAGAGATTTTTACGCTCCAAAATTGCTTGTTTATTCGCAGTTTTCCGAGTGGCTGAGGTTTGTACTGGGGGGCTTGAATCGCCCATAGTTGGAGGTGGTGCTTTGGCCATCCTTTTGGCTTTAGGCTTGGCTGTCTTAGCCGCCTGATCTTGTTTAATTGCTTCCACTCCTCGAACGAGTGTGGCCGCTACAAAATCACCATTAGGTAGGGATTTGAGAATGTCTGCATACTGACTTTTTATCTGACCTAAAACGGATCTCCGTTCTTCGGCTTGGTCGGTATCGACTTTATCTGAAATCCACGGATGCGCATTAATCGTATCCTGTTGCCATTGCGATTTTGACTGGAGATATTGTGCCCTTTCGGGGATTTTCTCCGACAAGTAGTCCTCGGCTTGGGTGAGAATATTGCGGACATCGTCATCGCTGTATTCTTTCCCACCAGATTCTACATAATCACGGCCAATATTTTGCAAACACCACTTTTTAGCGGCTACTGCTTCCTTGCGAAGAGTTTCCAAAGACTGAAAGTCCTGGACTTCTTCGAGAGCTGGCTGACTGGATTCCGATTGCTTCTGAGGTGTAGTCTTTAACGACTCGATTTGAGCTTGTAATGCTTCGGCTGTTTCTTCGGCAGATTTCGCTCGGGCAGTCAGTTTATTGACTTGCTTGAGTAATTTGCCGACAGCTTTGGGCGGTTCAGCTTCTTCCGATTCGTCTTCAACAGACTCCTCTTCTGCTTCCGTTTCCTCCTCCTCCGATTCCTCGGTTTCGGTTAACTGTGAAAGAACATCATCTTGGTCGGTTTCTGCATCTGCGGTAGTAGCCTCGGGGCTAACCTCCACTTCAGATTCCTCTTTCGCTTCACTTCCATCTACTTTGTCAACGAACGATGCCGTTAACTCTTCGAGAGTCGTAATGCTTTGCGTTTGTGTTTCTGCTCCTGTTGAACCCGGTGCCTCGGTTGTTTCTGTATCTGCCATAATTCTCTGCGTTTGGGAAGTTCGCACTCTTGCGTTTTCTGCGTACCGATATGGTCCGCCACTTCTGATTATGACAGGGGGGCAGTTAAATTTTTCAGGTAATTTTAAATAAGTCCCAATTTTCTCGGAATTTCTCGTGCTTACCTTTGGAATCAGGGATGTTGGGGTAAAACCCAAGCGTCAATGCGTTGTCTAGCGCCATGCACGGAACCAAATACCAAAGTTCCAAATCCTCTATGTATGCCGCTAAAACATCGACCTTTGTACAATCTAGAGGTTGCTTTTTTAAACTCCCACAACTGGCGGTAATTTTATAGCGACCCGACCCTTTATTTTTCGGGCAAATTGTTACCTTGCCTGTTCCCTTTATTTGAACTTTAAACACTCGGCCCGCCGAGTTCATTACTAGGCAGTCGATGGGTAGGTAATCGCCTAGCGGGGGGAATACCTCAAGCCCGTGTTTTAATGCTTCAGCGAAGAATATCTGCTCGTACAGACTTCCATCTCGCTTCACTCGCCAAGGTCCATGTCGGACTCGAATTCGACTACCTCCTCGTCAAGCCATTCGTTGACATCGTCCAAGACAATTTTAGCCATATCCGTGTCATCAATATCGCTTTCCTCCAGCCAGCGATTGAGCAAGGCCCGATGTTCGTTTTTAAATTGCTGATGGGGAGTCAGGTTCGGCATTTTCAATGGAATCTATTATTCGTGATAAGCCCGCGATTTCGCCTGAGAGTCGGGCGAGTTTGTAGGGGTTATCTACATGGGTATAGTCTTGGAAATCGATTAGGCACATATCCCTTTGTTCGCGGATAAATTCCTTAATTGCGATCCACTCGGTCTGTTCGCCAAGTCCGTCAATAGCGTCTGTTAATTTCATTATGCTGATGTTCCAGGGACATTTCCGGGGGCTGTGCCGAGTTGGCCAATTAAAGCGTTCTTTTGCTGGGCTTGCTGTTGCTCAAGCTGGCCAGCATATGTCTGTAGTCGCTTAGCGAAGTTCTCGTCTTCTTGCATCCTTTGTTGGATGTCTTGGGCGGGTATTTCCTCAGTCCCTTGTAATATCGACTGCAATGTTTGCAATCGGAGTTGAGAGTTAACCCCTTGTTGAGGTACATTAACAACTTGACCCGATGCTATTTTCGCAAAGTCGGCAGAAGTTTCTTTAATCTCTTTATCCGTTGATTCTTCCTCGGGGGCGATGAGTTGACCAGCAAGATTTGGATCAATTGCCTCGATAACTTTACGAAGATAAACATTATATCGAGCTGTTCCACTTCGGTCGAAGCGTGACATTAATTCACCGACTGTCTCTAGCTTTTTGAGAACCTTTTCCTCATCCGCATTAAGACTATTCCATGTAATATTGAAATCATAAATCGAACTAGTCTCATCGATGATCAGAGTAGCACCTTCTTCGTTATTGGTGACTCGAAACCAAACTTCAGGACCGGCATAAGTTCTGTCTAATGCCCATACCCGTTTGAGAATTTCTTTCCATCCGCCTAGCCAGCGATTGACCAAGTTTTGACGGACCATATTAGCCTCTACCGCGTCTTCTGCGGATGTTGCTCGGCCTGTCATTTTGTTGGCGAGTTGGCGAATTTGCATTTCCACTTCCATCGATGCGGGCGAGTGGCGAGGGATTTCCATAAATCCAACTTCACCGCGTCTGCGTACTGGAATCTGGGCCCCGGGCCCGAGCCTAGAAGGTTTCCGGCCTAAAATAAATTCGACAGGGGGCATCGTAGTCATCGAAGTTGCGTCTCTCCTAGAATCCATTTCGGTCTTAACCGCAACCTGATAGGACTTTAAAAGTTCGGGATAACCTCGGGAATCTAGAAGGCGATGGTTTAAACTTTCCCGCGTGATACAAACGAATGGATATCTTCCCTCGTCTGATTCCATTGGTGAGTGGTAGCCAAAACCTTCGACCTCGTCAGCCCAGCAAGTAATCGTACAAATTGGTACATCATCCTCATCCAATTCTTTTCGATAGGTTGAGATGATTCGGACCATACCTTCGTAATTCTGTGTGCCGTAAAAGTTCGATGTGTTATAACTTATCATATTGCTCGAATAACTTTCCTCCGAATAAAAGCCCTTTGAGTTTTCGAGTAATTCTTCAATCCATTTTTTATCCCAGCCATCGTTTACCTTCTGCATGAGTGCTTCGGGAGAATAATAGTGAATACAATGAATTGACCTGGCGGACTCTAAACTTACCACATTTGAGTCGACCACTATCTCGCGGCCAAGCTCATATGCTTTAACTGAAGGACGATTTACTACCGGTTTCTCGGTTGGGATTTCTGTCTCTCCTTTTGTCCGAAGTTCACGAATCATCTTTTTGACTCTTCGCTTTTTAAGATTAGGAAACAGTGGGAAAAGCATCTCCTCAACTCCCTCTTTCATCTCGGGATCTTGGATCGCCATTGCCAGTTCGGGTGACTCCTGGGCAATCATATCGAGGCTTAAAGGTTCAAATACTCGAGTGGTTTGCCTCTCCCAGTGAGTGCCGAAAAAAGTGATTCCGTTCTGAAGTAAATAGTTCGCTCCGATGGCCGCTTCCCGCTGAAGTTCTTCCATCGAGTTCATTCGCCATTTAAGAAATTCGCTTACCAGCTTAGCCGATTTAATATCTCCCGATTCAACAGGAGCCGCCACGAGATTTGACTGACTCAGCGATTGGCCTAGTAGGGCTACATCGCCATCTATTAATGGATTAACGAGGTTCGGTTCTAAATCACTTGCCCCACTGAAAGGAAACGCTTCAGGTCCATTCTTTGACCCGCTATCATCCTTACCCGCCCATTCATTGAACCGGCATTCCCTACCCTGTTCGGCTTTATCCATCCAAAAAGATAGATTCGCTTTAGCCTTCCGAAAGTCATCCTTTAGTTTATCTACATCAGGCGAGTCATCGTATTCCTGAATACTTAGTCCGTTGCTATTTTCCATAATCGTTTTTCCATTCTAACATTAATTCTTCTAATTTTTTCAAAGCCTCTTTTTCCACCCGATGGACAGTTACAAGAGGTACACCAATAAATTCACCAATCTCTTTTAGCGTGTACGATTTAGGGTCTCGCCCAGCCTCAAATGCCGCCAAGCCCTCCTCTACCACCATTTCTCTTAACATGGCATCCATCCGTCTCTCAGTCTGTTCATACGATTCTATAGAGATCATCATCGACCTTCTTGACACGGACCAAACTTTTAACAGGGTGATTTCCTTCGGGCCGCTTTACACATCGGGCTACACAGTCACGATCCTCGAATTCGATTAGCATTAAGCGAGGGTTTGGTACGAGTTTTAACACCCTTGCATTTTCAACGAGGTCATCGGGTATAGGTAGACTTGTATTCCCATCCGAATCCTCCACCCAAATTACTCGGCAAGTCGAACGAGGGATGCCTAATTGCTTGCTAACCTTCGGCCAACTTAATCCCGTTTTCCTTAGAATGACCACTTGGTCCCTCTGCATTTTAGTCCATTTTTTTAATTGTCCCATTAGTATGACCCTCCGCCTGTTGTGATTAAATCTTCCTTGCCGAAATACTCGAAGTTCCCGATGCAAAAATAACGGGTGCAGTCTACAAAATCTTTTGGGGCGGCTTTTAAGTCACCAGGTACATATGCCTGAAGACAACTTATGAGATTTTGACATTCATCCGAAAACATCAACTTAGGCTTATTATCCAAATCCATCGGTTTTTCCCGATCCCATGCTAATAAATTGTTGATAGCCTGAAGTCCTGTTTCGATGTCTAACGCTTCTGCCGGCTGAACGATGATGTCTTCGTCCGATAAATCGTCTATGATATTGGAACTACCTTCCGACTTTTGATAGCTTGCCGCTCCTAAACGAGGGTCGATTATGCGGATGACCTCACTCTCCCCGCACACTTTCTCCATCCTACGAATCTCATCGGCATAATCCTTTAAGCCGTACCCGTTCGGTTGGGCGGCCTCGCCAGCAGACAGCTTATCCTTTGTTAGATCAATCCAACCGCCCCATGTGTCAAAGTCAGGAAACTCTTTAACCGCCCAAGCGACTCCATGAGGATCGATTGCAAATAATACCATTGTCCAAGGCTTTGCTCCCGCTGGATCGATTGACATTACCCAATTGGCATCTTTGAAATCGGGGAGTTTTTCAGGAGATACGATGTTTTTGTCCCCAAGCGAAGGGAACACAGCCCTAGACTGGCGCACAGGGACTCCAAAGGCGCGGCAAAGAATTGTTTCACGCTTCTCTCCCTCGAGCTGATTCTTCATTGCTTCCCATCCGCCAAAGGGGTTCGCCGCTGTGTGAAAGTAAACCACAGAACTAGCTTTGCGGATGGGCTGTTGGACAAGGGGGACTTCTTCGCCATTTAGGAGGTCCGCCTTCGTTGACTCAATGGTCCGGGCTCCTGTGAGCATCGATTTGACTACGGAGTTCCATCCGTCAACGGCGGTGAAGGAAATTATGCCGGCCGCTGGGCGGACAACTCCATCATAATTGCTTGCATGAGATCGGGTAATATTGCGGTAGCGAAGTGTATTTACCCATGACATTGGCACAAGCTCATCCGCCCAAAATCCAATGTTATGTGTCTGATTAACAGGGACTTGCGGAGATCCGATCTCTCCTCCTTCGATTGTAGAAATGTCCTGTTGCCAAAATCTAAAAATACATTCGGAGCGGTTAGGCAGAGTAAATTTAGAAGCAGTAAATCCATTACGAAGGCTGTACATGACATAGCCGATTTTTCCTCTACCCAAGGACTTAAATTCTTTAGGTAGATACTTAAATATTAGTTTCTGCTGAAACTGTATGCTGTTAGCCGAGGTTTCTGTAAGACACCATATGATCGTGCCGGGGTTTTCAACGAGTGACTGGACTACCCGCTTGGCCGCCCATTCAGACTTGCCAGCTCTATTTCCGCCCATAACGAGGATTTCAGAGTGAGTCTTTAATTCCCTATCCGCTAACTTCCAAGTATCCAGTTCAAAGCCCCTTCGATATGGATCGTCTTTCTCTTGGGCGATTGCCTCCTCGCGCTTCTCATAATATGCGAGGATTGCTTCGGGACTCATGGACAGCATCTCCGATTTTGAGAGTGCCGGTAAGGCGGGGTGAGGTGTCCAGGTGAGAGGCATTGGCTTAATGATAACAGATTATCATTTCTATTGGCCGTCGGAATTGAAAATTAGTGAAATTTTGTTCGGACATACTGATTATCAACGAGTTAAGGGGGGTGGTTTATCGATATCGATTAATCGTACCTTGCGTAATATCCGAAAAAGCGTGTTCGGGCTGAAAAAGCTTCGGAGGGGGGTGGGCAATTTGTTGAAATTTTTTCATGGGCTCCAATCGGTCGCGGTGATCGGCGGGCCGCTCGATCCGACCCCCCTCCCCCCCTCTTGGTGTCAGTAATCACATAAAAATATGTATTTAGGACAAGAATGTTATATTTTTACCTGTAATCGTGACGGACAATATTTATTATGTCTAATTGTACTTGCTAAAATGCTTATTGAGATTACATTCTCAATTGCCTACACCGATAGAAATGCCTACTAAAAAACCGAGGATTACGATAGAAGCTGATAACCTTCCAGCTAACCTAACAGTTGAGGAGACTTGCCCAGCAGTTTACACGGCTCAAGGGCTTTACGATAAGAGACCAGGTGACTACGCCAAGGTAGTGCAGATGTTATCTGATGGCACACCGGTAAGCCGGATCAAGAAAGAGCTGAAGGTATCCCATAATACTATCGCTGTGGTTCGGTCCCGAGAGAAAAGCGTAATTGAATCTTCGAAGAAAGTAATGAGAGGTTTGATCGGCCACGCTTCACAGTTAGCAGTTGAGAAGATGATCGAGAAGCTGGACAACGATGAGATACCGAATGGAGTCCTACCAATCGCCACAGGCATCTTAATTGATAAGCATCGCCAGTACGAAGGTGAGCCTACCCAAGTCATTGAAGTAAAGAAATCCTTAAGCCTCGATGAGATCCGAGCCGAGCTGGCGAACCTCCGTGATGAAAAGATCATCGATGCCGAGGTCACCGATACATAATACTCAGAGAGAGTGGTATGCTCTCCTGACAATTATATTCTTTTTCCTCGAGAGAGATTTAATAATGGACTGCTTATTTATCGTTCTTCGGATAATACTTGAGATATTCGGGTAAATTATTTCAGTCCCTAGCTTGTTAACTATTATGCACTTACGAGATTAATAAAAATAAATGTAAAGTATATCTTGCTTTTATGTAAAGGTAGGCTAGATTAAGGGTATGAATAACACACATGAATCTAGTTTTTGTTTAATAGCAGTAAATGGCGATATGTCTTCTAAGGGTATGAGCGATACTGCATCTGTCATTGTCTTTAATAGTGAATACAGAGAAATAGTTACCAAGTTCTTAATTGCTCAAGCAAAAAGAAACGCAGTTTATATGTTTAATATGGCCCTTCCTCTTTCCGGCACTTTGTTGGAAAATCAGCGAGTAGAGTTAGATGCGACTAAAAAGGAATACTATGACCTTTTCCAAGAGCTTAAAAATATTGGATTCTTTTCTAGTAAATACGATGCTCGTACCGATTGGGAAGTTACAATTTACGAGGACGAAGAGTTGGAATCTTATGGCAAATGTAAAATAGTTGCCGACCTCCGAGTGATTGAAGCCGATAAATCTGAGACACAAACGAAGCTATCTGAAAGATGGGGACAAGAGGTTGAAATCCAAAAAGCATACAAGAATGATAAATGGTATTTCGTCTATGCCAAAGAATCAATTTTTTATAATTCCAAATCAAATAAGATAAGGATTTTCACGATCCCTAGATTAACAGATGATGGTGAGAAATGTTTTTCCGCAGAAATATATTCCGACCATCCAACAGATACATTTAACTACGCAATAGCATGACCGATAAAAAACAATGGGGCGGTAAGCGTCCAAATCAAACAGGCAGACCGACAAACAGAAAAGGAGTCAAACGAGTATCTTTGCATTGCTTGGTCGATCCAGCTACCAAGGATCAGATTAAGCATATCTCCGAGCAGAAGAAATTATCTGCTGGACAAATCATTGACGAGTGGGCTGAAGGTAGTAAGAAAGGTAAATTATGAGATTATATTTAGCTAATATCGGAATGGGAGATTGCATGGCTGGGGGATTTGCAAAATATTGTCCCAATAAAGCAGATGCTACAAAACACGCTAAACAGTTTTGCAAAGAAGAGGGTTTACCTTTTTGCTCGGATTCAATGGTAATACCTATCGATGTAAAACCGACAAAAAAAGGAATACTAAATCTTTTAAGAGATGCGGAACATTATTTTGTCCATAATTTAGGCGGGGGATATCTGGAATGAGCATGAAAGATTTCCCTTGGGACAGAGAACCCGATCAAAAGACACTGGCTAAAGAATATGCTGAGTCTAACAATTTAGATTTAGCTGAGACCGAAAAGAAATTTGAAGAGGCGAGGCAGAAAGTCAGATATGAAATGGATATCAGATCTCATCCGCATTATGGTCATACGGGTTTTGATCCTGAGCAACCTGACATAATCTCTTATCAGGATAGCGATTAAAGCCCCATACAGGACGCCGAGAGCGTTCCGAGCATCCGATCTATATAATCTACCACGCTAGGGTATAAGACCGCCAATCCCGCCATTCCTCTGAATGCCCTCTTTGACGGCATTGGATTTATATCGAATGCCCTCCTTGCTGTGATTGATCGAACCATATGTTTGTATCGGCTACCAGTCTTATCGATTGGCTGATTAATATATTTACACCTCTTTAACAGGATTGATCTGTTCGAGCGGTTAATCTGTTTAACGAGTGTATTCATTCTTTCGGTTTTATTCTTCCTTTCGATCGAGCTTGTAGGCTGGCGGAGTAGTTAACCTGGTACGGGCCGCCTAAAAGGTGGTTTGGCGCACTATTGTGGTAGCTTTAGCTATTGGGCCGCTTGTCGGGCCAAAGCATTAGTGCGAAGGTTAACTACTTAACAGCCTGTTTTTTATTTAGAGAGTAGTAGTGCATATATACTATAAGGGGTCGCACTACCACTCTTCCGACAATAAAG